AAGAGTGTATAAAAGATGGCATGAGCAAGATGAGAGCGTTTTTCGTATATTGGGCAGTTCGTGTTTTTGGGGGTTGTGCTTTAAAATAATTATGGCATATATAGGAGCATTCAAAAAAGGATTAAGACCAGATCCTATCCTTTCTATTACAAAATGGTCTGATAAGTATAGATATCTTGCTAAAGAAGGAAGCAAGGAAAGCGGTCTTTATAGAAGCAGTCGAACTCCATGGATGATTGAGATTATGAATGCGTTATCACCCTCGTCTTCCACGCAAAAAATTATTGTAATGAAAGGTACACAATTGGGAGCTTCAGAAGTGGCTTTAAATTTTATGTTCGCTACCTCCGATATGTATCCAGCCCCTTTATTATGTGTTTTCCCAACAGATGCATTGGCAAAGCAATGTAGTAAAAAAAAGATAGCTCCTGCAATAAAAAAAATGCCTCGATTAAGAAATAAAATTAAAGAGCCTAAATCTAGGGATTCTGGTAATACAATCTTACAGAAAGATTTTCCCGGAGGTTCTATAACCCTAAGTGGTAGTAATAGTCCTGCATCCGCAAGAAGTCTTTCAGTACGCTATCTTGTATTAGATGATTTTGACGGATTTGATCTTGATATAGGGGGGGAAGGTTCGCCGGCCGATCTTTTTGCAAAACGTACAGACAGCTTCGGTAATAAAAAAAAGATATATATTAATTCTACACCAACTATTAAGGGCTTTTCTAATATAGAAAAAGAATATGTGAAGTCTAGCCGTGGCCTTTGGAGCGTACCTTGCCCTCATTGCGGAGAATATCAATATCTTGAATGGGGTGGGAAGGGTTTTGATTATGGGATAAAATTTAAACATGATGACGATAACTTAATTTTGGATATTTGGTATATTTGTAAACACTGTAAACAACGTATCAATGAGTCTGACAAAGAATTTATGAATAGTAATGGTAAGTATATACATGAATTCCCCAATAGAAAAATAAAAGGATTTAAAATACCTTCGCTGTATAGTCCGTTGGGTTGGTTATCGTGGGAGCAAATGGCAGAAGAATTTCTGGCAATAGGTAAAAGCAAAGAAAAGCTCAAAGTATTTGTAAATACACGTCTAGCAGAGACTTTTGAAGAAGATGGTGACCAACCTGATTGGGTAATGCTGAAGAAACGAGCAGAGCCTTACCAAATATTAACCGTTCCTAATGGTGGGCTATTCCTTACAATGGGGACTGACACACAAGATAACAGATTGGTAACTGTCATTAGAGCTTGGGGAAAATTTGAGGAATCATGGCTTGTATATTACGGTGAGTTATGGGGTGATCCAGATCAAGCTGATGTATGGGTACAGCATGATCAACTATTAAGTAGGGGCTATGGAAAATCTGATGGAGCGGTATTAAATATCATGAGTGCTGCAATTGACACAGGAGGCCATAAAACTCAAGCTGTTTATAATTATTGCCGCACTAGGGCCCCTGTTGTCTTTGCAATTAAAGGTTCTTCGCAACCAGGACGGCCCGTTATTGGTAGACCTAGCACGCAAGATATAACATGGCAAGGGGAAAAAATAACTAATGGGGTGCAGCTATGGCCTCTGGGCGTTGATACAGCTAAAGGTATTATTTATAGTCGATTAAAATTATCAAAGTCTGGGGCGGGTTGTTATCATTGGCCTATAGGAACTGAAGATGATTATTATCTTCAGCTTACAGCCGAAAAACAAATTACAAGATATATTAAGGGTTTTCCTAAGCCGGAGTGGGTGAAAATAAGGCCAAGAAACGATTATCTGGATGCTGAAATATATGCTTATTGTGCAGCAATGAGGATGGGTATGAATCAATGGAATTGGGATAAAGTAGCTCTGCCCGCAAAAAATATATCAAAGCCAGCCATACGAAAAGTTGCAAGATCAAGTTTCATGAGTTGAGATAAGGTTATGGTTAAAAAAGGCGTAAGAAAATTTTCTTACGCCTTTTTTAATATTACGCCTAATTGGTCGAATTAATTGAATTTAAAATTTATTAATTCTTTCACTAAAAAGATTTGGGATTACTTTTTTTAAGATAATTTTTAAAAAATGTTTAACAATTATACAGCACTGTTAAATTTTTTAAAAAAATGTTCATTTTTTTTCATTTGCCTCTTGACAAATGATTTTTTTTGTGCTATAGTGCTGTGAACATAGAAAGGAGAACCTATGGCTTATTCTAGTACGGATCTAAGCAATGTGCAATCTGCTATTGTGGCACTGGCTACGGGGACAAGGGTGGTTACTGTTAGTTTAGGTGATAAGAGTGTTGAATATAGCAAAGTAGATTTATCAAAACTTGAAGAGCTTAGGAAAAATATATATTCTGAATTACATTCAAGTTCTGTTAATTGTATTTTAATTAAAACTTCTAAGGGCCTATAATGGCGTATCTTAAAATATTAGATCAAAACGGAAATAAAATAAACGCAAATTCAGCTTTTGAAGGGGCCAGGTATGGGCGCAGATTAGGTGGTTTCGTAGCATCTACAACTGGAATTAATTCTTTAATATCGAGTTCTATTAGCACGTTACGTGCAAGAGCCAGACATTTAAGACGTAATAATCCACTTTGTGCAGGAGCCGTTGATTCTTTTGTTGCGGATTTAATAGGAACTGGAATATCTCCTTCATGGCAAATTGACGATAAAGAACTTAAAAAAGAAATCCAACAGCTTTGGAATGATTGGGCTGAAGAAGCCGATTATGACGGAATCTATGATTTTTATGGTTTGCAGTCTCTTGTGTCTCATGCATTAGTTGAAAGCGGTGAAGCCCTGGTATGGATGAAAACTCAACCTAGGAATTCTGATCTTATAGTACCTCTTCAGATGCAAGTTCTTGAGGGCGACCACCTGGACGAGAATTATAATGTTACTTTAAGTAGTGGTAATGGGGTTAGGATGGGTATAGAATTTAATAAAAAAGGAAAACGAGTCGCATATTGGTTATGGCCTGAACATCCCGGAGAATCCTATGGTATATCATTAAATCGTATTAGAGTACCGGCTAATGAAATTTGTCATATATATAGGGCTACAAGGCCTGGACAAAAGAGAGGGACTACATGGCTTGCCTCTATTATTGTAAAAATGTATGACTATGATGGTTACGATGATGCGGAATTGGTCAGGAAAAAAGGTGCGGCAATGTTTGGGGGTTTCATAACAGAGCCTGCTGGCAATGTTACGCCTACTAATCCTTTTGGTGGCACAGATGAAACCGACTCTAACAATAGGGATATAGTACCTATTGAGCCGGGCACTTATCCTGTTTTACCCCCGGGAATGGATGTACGATTTTCAGAACCTGCCGATGTTGGTGGCAATTATGAAGTATTCATGAAACATAATGAGCGATCAATGGCAAAGGGGCTTGGTACAACTAGAGAAAAATTTACGGGCGATTTAACCGATGTTAATTTTTCTTCAATACGTGCGGGGCTTCTTGATTTTCAAAGATGTTGCAAACAAAAACAAATACAAGTCTTAGCTCATCAATTATGTAGACCTATAGCCCACATTTTTTTAAACACAGCGATATTATCTGGTGCTTTAAACATTTCAGATTATGCCGCCAATAAGCGAAAATATTGGCGTATAAAATGGCGTCCAGATGCGTGGGAATGGGTAGACCCTGTAAAAGATCAATTAGCCGCACAATCAGCCGTAAGAAATGGTTTCAAAAGTCGTGAGCAGGTAGTAGCTGAAATGGGCGGTGATATAGAAGAAATTGATATCCAAATAGCAGCCGATAATAAACGATCTGATGAATTAGGTATTATCCTTGATAGTGATCCAAGAAACACAGCAAAATCTGGCATGTCTCAAACCACAGAAGATGCAGTAATAAATAATTCAGTAAAAGAGGAATAATAAAATGCCATTAATACCGAATATAACGAATAAGCCTTTGATGATAGAGGGTAATTATCTAAATACTATGCTGACAACAAAAATTAATATTTCCGACAAAGAAGCCGTGTTAGTTGGGGCAGAGGCTAATTATAATATAAAAAATAATAATGCCATAATACAAGTCATAGGGCCTTTATCCATGAGAAGTGATTTTTGGACATGGTATTTTGGCGGTTCTTCATATGAAGTTATCAGACAAGATTTTAAAGCGGCTCTAGATGATAATGAAGTAGAAACAATAATTTTTGAGATAGACTCCCCCGGGGGTGAAGTTTCGGGATTATTTGATCTAGTTGATGAAATAAAGTCAGCTAGAGGACAGAAAAAAATAATAGCTGTTATAAATGAGATAGCGTACTCTGCCGCTTATGCTATAGCCAGTGCGGCTGATGAAATATATATTACTAAAACGGGTGGAGCCGGTTCAATCGGTGTTATTGCCATGCATACCGATATCAGTAAAATGAATGAAGCCGCTGGAATAAAATATACACCTATTTTTAATGGTGCTAGGAAAAATGATTTTACACCTCACGAACCTTTAACACAAGAGGCTTATAATGTCGTTAAGTCGGAGGTTGATGATATAGCAGATATTTTTATTAGTACAGTGGCCAATAACAGGGGACTATCACCTGATACAATAAAGAACATGCAAGCGGGGATCTTCCAAGGCCAAAAGGCCATTAATGCGGGGCTTGCAGATGAAATAAAATCTTTATCAAATATTTTAACACCAACAGGGGGAACAAATATGAGTAAGAAATTAGTAGAGACATTGCAATCTGCTATTAAAGGCGTAAAATCCGAAGACATCTTAGAGTCAATGGCTGAATTAGGCTATATACCTAAAGAAGGCATGGTATCAAATGAAGACCATAAAAAAGCACTTGATGCTCAGGCCGAAGAAGCTAATAAGAAATTTTTAGATTCAATTGATTCTATAAAAGCAGAAACCTCGGATTCGGTAAAAAAAGAAATTATATCTATCTTAGAACTTTGTTCAATCGGTGGGGTCGATAATATGGGCCTTAAAATGATCAACGAGGGCATTACAGCTAAAGAAGCAAAGAAAAGAATTTTTGATTCTAAAGTACCAACACAAACAGTCAATTCAACAGTAAATCCAATGCATGCCGGAGAAGTTAATCCCCTTCTAGCTGATGCCGAAAAGAGGGTAAAGGAGGCTAGTAAATAAATGACAGCATATATTGAACCAACCGCCCTAGATGATTTTTTGAGGGATGAAGAGGACACTAATTATCAATCAAGATCGGCTGAAACCTTATTAGCAGGGCAGAATTTAAAAATTGCTACTGTTGTGGCTAAAGTTTTACTAACTGTTCCTACTTCAGGTACTCTTACAACTGGCACTAAAGGAGAATGTACAAGCGTAACGGGTGGAGTAAGTACGATGAAAGGCACTTATACCGCAACTTGTACAACAGCAAATGAGGCTGCTGTTGATGGTGTTTGGCGAATTGAAGCTCCAAATGGTGATGTATTAGGTGATCTTACGGTAACACAAGGCGAATCTGGAACAGGTTCTTTTACAGATCCACAGATTAATTTAACAATTAGTTATTCTGCTGGTTATAATAGTGTTGATGATGTATTTGATATTGCCGTAGTAGATGGGAGTCTGAGTCTTGTAGCTGTTGATTTTGATGCAATTTCAGGTAGTCAGACAGCGCATGGAGTACTGATTAAAGATTATGACGCAACCGATGCTGCTATTGATTGTGTTGCAATTGTAAGAGATGCTGTTTTTGATAAATCAAATTTATGCTGGCGTATAGAATTTACTGGAGGCGGGACTAATCAACCGGTAGCGGGTGATTGGATAGAGGGAATAACTACTACAACTTCTAAAGCAAGAATTGTTGATATTCAATTATCATCGGGTACATGGGCCGGAGCAGATGCTGCTGGTATTATATTTGTCGATCATATGACTGGTGATTTTGCGGCTGAAAATGTAAGGATAGAAGGAGAGGCACCGACTAGCACTGAATTTTTTACAACAGCCACTGATCAAACTTTTACGGGTGGCTCAACTAATTGGGCTAATGTTGATCTTGGTACAACTTTCGATGAGACCACAGATTTAACTTTAGTTTCAGATGCAACTGGCCAATCCTGTAGCATTACATTTACTAATATCGGGACAGCTCTAGCGGCTGGTGTAAGATATAGATTACAGTATGATTACAGTGAAACAACACCCGGTTTTGAGTTTAAGCTTGTCGGGGCCGCCACACAGACATTGGGCGATGCTGTACCGGGGACTAATCAATATATTGATTTTGTAGCAGATGAGGCATATGAAACTAGCGATACCTTAAGTATTTTTTCTAAAACCAATGCCGCTGCTAGTGGCAGTTTTGATAATTTTTCTATTAAAGAATTTGATGATTTAACAGTAGCGGCAACGGACATAACCGGAGCTTATACCGAACTTGAAGCCGCTGGAATGGTACTTAGGGAGGAGGCCTAAATTATGAGTAATTTAACTGAAGGTACTGTCTTAGATGATTTGGTGAAGGGTGAGGGTGAGGTAAATTTAAGATCCCGAGACAAAGAAACTTTATTATCAGGACAGAACTTAACTATAGGTTCTGTTGTGGGTAAGGTATTATTTACAATACCAACATCCGGGACATTAGGGAGCGGCACAAATGGAACTTGTACAAGTGTAACCGGTGGAACAAAAACCCAAAAAGGCACATATACGGCTACTTGTACAACAGCGAATTCAATTTCAGTAGCTGGCATATTTAGGATTGAAGCTCCTGATGGTGCGGTTTTAGGTGATTTATCTGTAACAGCCGGTACTAGCGGAACGGGAGCTTTTACAGATCCACAGATTAATTTAACAATTAATTATGCTACTGGTTATAACAGTGTAGGTGATTATTTCAATATTGCTGTTACAGACGGCAGTTTAAAAATGACTGAAGTTTCATGGACTGCTGTTGATGGTAGCCAAAAAGCCGCTGGTATACTTATTGATGATTATGATGCATCCAGTGCCGATGCTGATTGTGTATGTATTGTGCGTGATCCGGCAATAGTAACAAAATCTTTTTTAAGATATCGTGTTGATTATACGAGCG